CGGCACGGTCGAGACCTGGGAGACCGTCGCGAAGATCCTCGGCTCCTACGAGGCCACGACCTACTCCGAACAGGCCCGCCGCGGCCAGGTCGGCGGCGGCATCACGGCGACGGTCTACACGCGGTACCGGGACGACGTGGCCGGCGACATGCGGCTCCGGTGGCCGAGCCGCGGCGACCGGCTCCTCTACGTCTCAGCGGTCGTCGAGGCCTCGGGCGGCGACGACCTCGAGCTGACGGTCGAGGAGCAGCGGACATGATCGTCCTCGGCTGGAATAACGTCTCGGGCGAGATCGGGGCGCTGATGAAGCGCTACAACGAGCTCCCCCGGCACATCGCGAAGAAACACCTCCAGGCCGCGATGAAGCGAGCCGGGAAGACCGCGGTCCCGATCCTGAAGCGGAACACGCCGAAGGGCGGCACGCGGACCGTGAAGTCCACGATCGTTCGCGGCGAGCAAAAGCTGAACTACAAGCGGCGGGGCGGCGCGCTGCGGCGAGCCGCGACGTTCGTCGCCCGTTACAAGGGGCGGAACAAGGACGGGGCCGTCTTCGGAATCCTCGGCTACAAGTACGGATTCGAGTCGCGGAAAGCCATCTGGCTGGAGTTCGGCACGACCCGCGGGATCGAGCCGCGAAAGATCGTCGAGAAGACCTACACCGCCACGAAGGGAATCGTCGGGGCGAACCTTCAGGCAGAGATGGCGAAGGCCCTGGAGAAGGCCGCGGCCGAGATCGCCTCGGGAGCAAACCCGGGCATGTCGAAGCGCGGCATAGCCGCCGGCATCGCCCCACGATAGGAGCACCATGCCCACGCCCCATGTCTGGCTCAAGGAGTCGATCGAGGCCGCCACGAGCTGCACGGCGTGGCCGGTCGGCATGACCGGCACCCAGGCCCCGCCCTTCGTGATCTACGCCCGCGAGGGCACGACCCGCGAGCTGACGCTCGACGACGCCCTCGACGACACGCCGCTCCCGGCCCTGGTGCCCCCGGCCGCCCGGTTCCTCGTGGCGGTCTACTCCGACGACTACGTCGCCGCCTGGGCCCTGGCGAGCCTGATCACGGCGGCGATCGACCGGTTCCGCGGCACGGCCCACGGGACGACGATCGATCACTGCCTGGTCCTCGACGAGCGGGACGGCCAGCCGGACTACCTCGAGGGCCGGGAGACCCCGACCTACACGGTCGAGCTCTCGGTCGAGGTCCGCTGGCACGAATGAGATTCGGCACCCGACCACGCCCATAAAATCGACCGCACCAGCTCACAGGAGGCCCCGCGATGTCAAACCCCGCGACGTTCGTGACTTCGCACGGAACGACGTTTTCTTTCAAGACGAACCTCTACAAGTGCATCGACATTAGTCGCGAGCAGTCGGCCCCGTCGCGGGAACGTATGGACATGACGACGCTCGACGTGGCCCACGGCGGGACGGCGGTCATGGCCCTCGGCCCGATCAAGCCAGCCGCGGATCCGAAGAAGTTCACGATCACATACCGGACGATGTCGAATCACGTCGAGATCGTCGAGGGCGACGAGGGCGCGCTCGCCACGACCGGCGGCAGCGGAACCTACCGCGTGACGAGTGCCAGCGTGTCGCGGAAGACCGCGGCCTACGTCGAGGGCTCGGCCACGTTCGAGGAGCTGATCACCGCCGAGCTGACCGCCGCGGGCCTGACGATCACCTGACGAGAGGTGACGCATGCCCGGTTACATCTCGTCGCATGGCACACCGGGATACCCGACCCGGGTCCTGTTCGGAAACGTCGGCATCGGCTACCTGACGGACCACGATGTCGACGCCCAGGCGGGCCAGCTCTTCGAGAAGACCCACGTCTCGAGCACCGTCATCGGCACGGGGGCCGACGCCCGCGTTCTGAAGCAGTACGACTGTACGTCGATCGAGCCGCCGACGATCTCGCTCCGTTTCTGGGGGCCGCCGTCGTTCTCGGTGTTCGACTGCGGGAAAAAGGCCTTGATCGAGTTTGACGTGCCGGGAGACTACATATCGGGCGAGGCGATCCTCGTCTCCTGGAAACACGCCGGCCGAGCCGGGCAGTGGTCCACCGGCGAGGCCGTGTTCCGTCTGACAGGAGTCCTACAGTGACGCTGACGTTCGACGAGTTGCTCGACCTGGCGGCCCGCGACGGGAAGCCGATGGAGATCGAGATCCGGTCCCTCGGGAAAAAAGTCTTCATCAGAAACCCGTCGTCGGCGGATGTCGACGAGTGGCGGCTCTACGCGAACCGGAACCAGGGCACGGGAAAGCCGATGGCGGCGAAGGTCGTGCAGATCATGCTGTGCGACCAGTTCGGCGAGCGGCTCGTCCCGCAGACCGACGAGGCCCTCGCGGCGCTCGCGGACGGGAACCCGAAGGTGATCGACGAGATCGCCCTCCAGTGCATGCCCCTCCTGAAAGAGCCGAGCGATGACGACTTGGAGACCGAAAAAAAAGACTGAGGGCGAACCCGTGGGAACTGTTCGCCCACCGGCTCGCCCTCGAACTGGGAGTTGCGGATGTTGAGCGGCTGAAGCGGGAGATCCCGCGGAGGCAGATGGTCCGGTGGCTGGCGTTCTACCTGATCGAGCCGTGGGGCCAGCCGTGGCTCCGGGCCGGGAGGATGACGAGCATTATCCGGGCCGGGCTCACCGGGAAGTTTGATCGGCACGACGAGGAGCGGTTCCTGATCACCTACAGAGAAGGCGACGAGCATCGGTCGAAAGTGCCCCTCACGGACGAGGAGCTCGCGGCGAAGTTGGCAGACCTGCCGGGACTGACACGGAGGAGTAAGCGATGGCGGCAATCGGCAAGGTCTCCGCGGTCTTCACGGCGAACTCGTCGGGGCTCGTCGCCGGCGTGAACCAGGCGTCGGCCGCGATGCGGAAGATGGAGGGGAGCGTCTCGTCGTTGGGCGGCGGCATCCGCGCCCTTGTCGCGATCCAGGGGGCCCAGCTCTTCGGCTCGATCGCGAGCTCGGCCACCGGCTACGTCCGGTCCCTGATCTCCATGGGCCAGGCCCAGGCCGACGTGATCGACTCGCAGTCGAAGCTCGCGGCCCGGCTCGGCATGACGTATGGCGAGTTCGCCGGCCTGTCCCTCGCCGGCGACCTGGCCGGCGTCGGGATGGAGACGATCGCCACGGCCGCCACGAAGGCCGACGTGGCGTTCGTCCGGGCGACCAACGGCTCGGCCACGGCCGCGGCCGCGTTCGGGAGCCTCGGCCTCTCCCTCGAGGAGCTCGGCGGCATGTCGAGTGCCGAGCGGTTCCAGGCGATCGCCCAGGCTATCTCGGCCCTGCCGTCGGAGGCCGAGCGGTCCGCGGCGGCCGTTCAACTGTTCGGCGGGGCCGGGGCCCAGCTTCTCCCGCTCTTCGCGGGCGGAGCCCAGGGCATCGCCCAGGCCGTCGAGCAGGCCGACCGGCTCGGGCTCGCGCTGACGGACGCCCAGGGGAAGGACGTTAGCGCGATGAATAACGCGTTCACGCTCGCGGGGAAGGCGATCGAAGGCATTATCGGCCAGGTGACGGCGTATCTCGCCCCGGCGATCAAGGCGATCGCGGACACGTTCACGTCGTTCGTCGGCTCCGTCGGCGGGGCCAACATCGGCCAGGCGATCGGGGACGGCATCATCGCGGGGGCGCGGTTCCTCGCCGGGATCGGCGACTGGTTGATCACGAACCTCTCGGGGGTCTGGCAGTATGTCTCCGAGGTCGGCGTCCAGTGGGCGTCGGTCGTCGACTTTTTGAATCGCGTGTCGTCGATCGTGGCCGGCGTGTTCTCGGCGGCCCAGGCCCTGTTCCTGGGCATCATCGGCGGCTTCAACGCGGCCGTTCTCGGGCTCGCGAGCATCGCGCAGCAGATCGGCAAGTTCCTCCGGTTCGACACGTCGTCGCTCGACGAGGTCGTGGCCGGGTCCGAAGCCTTCGCCAGCAACATCAACGCCCAGATCGTGGAGTCCGGCGCAGCCTCGGCCGCCGCGTTTCAGAACGCGTTCGCCGAGACCGCGCAGCCCATCGGCCAGGCGGTCGCGGGGCCGCTCACGACCGCCCTGGACGCCGCCGTCGCCCAGGCGGAGGCATCGGCCGCGAGCGTGTCGCAGGCTGGGGCCGGCGCGGCCAGCCGAATCACCGAGGCCGCCGCGGCCGCCGTCGAGCCGCAGGCCCTGAAGGGGGTCGACTCGCGGTCGTCCGAAGGCGTGGCCGAGATGTTCCGGATCATGCGCGGCACCGGCGGCGACGTGCAGGAGCGACAGCTCGGCGTGCTCGAGCGGATCGCCGATGCCGTCGAGGGCCAGGAAGCCGACTACCCGTTCGCTCTGGAGTGACCTATGGCCTGGGTGTCATATGACCGTGTCGTCCGCGGCACCAGCGTTTCGGGGAAGTTCGGAGAGTCCATGCGGGCGATCCGAAAGTGGACGATCCGCGTCGACTCACCGCTGACGACCGAGGCCGAGATCATCGGCGGCGTCACCGCGACCATGGGGATCACCTGGGGCTCACCACACCCCCAGTTCCCAGAGCTCAAGGCCCTGGAGCTCGAGCTCGCGCCTGAGACAGACGACGGCATGCGGTGGCTGTTGACGATCAACTATTACATTCCGCCGCCGAACAAGGTGATCAAGGAGAACGGCATCCCGGAGGATGTCTGGGAGCGGTCCGGCGGCACGACGACCGTCCCGGCGTTCACCGACAACAGCGGGGCCACGATCACGAACGCGGCCGGCGATCCGCTCGAAGGCTTGGAGAAGGAACGCGAGGAGACGAGCTGGACGCTGACGAAGCATTACGCAAGCGAGGCAACGCTCCAGGCCGACATCGTGGCATATGCCGGGAAGGTGAACTCCGGGACCTGGGCCGGCGGGGCCGCGAAGACCTACAAGGCGTATTTCAAGAGCGCGAGAAAACAGTCGATATCGAAGCTCGACGGGGACGACGACGCCGGGACGATCGACTTCATCGAAAGCCGGTGGGAGTTCCGCTACGAGCCCGACACCTGGAAGGCGATGCCGTGGGATGTCGGATTCATGGAGCTATACAACGGCCCCGTTTGGCAGAAGCGGGTGATCCTGGGGAACGACGGAAAGCCCGTCAAACAGCCCGTCGCCCTCAACACCAACGGCACGAAGAAAGATCCCGGCCAGGCCCCGAGCGTGATCAAAGGCGGAGTCGGCGTCGACCTGTACGCGACCGCAAACTGGGCGACGGCCCTCGGGAGCCCGACGATCCTCTGATGGCACGCACCGTAAGACTTACCGAAGACGCAGCGCGTCGCATGGCGGCCGCGACCCGCGCGTACGAGCGAGGGAGCCGCGACCAGTCCGCGGTGATGTTCCGGCAAGTTAGCGACGACGGAGTGGTTCGTCTCGGAAAAACGGCGATCCAATGGAACAAAGGAACGACCGCCAACATCAACGTCTGGGAAGGTGGGACGCCACCTAACGAGACGCAGAGCGCGGGGGTTACTCTGGCAAACTGCGTCAATAAGTTTGCGAACGTCTCGGCCGGAAAGTGGGTGATTCTTGCACCGGCCGGAAACGGGTCGTGGTACCTAATCGCGGCGGAGTGCTGACGCTTTGTTTCTTCCCTGCTCTCCGTGTTGTCGGCTTTGCCCCGCGGACGACTCCGACGGAGAAGGCACCCACTTCGAGACCGACCTAAAGGACACGTCCCTCGAAACTCCGTCGCGATGGCTGACCGACTCCGTGTCGTTTGGTGCGTCTGGCCTGTCGTTCTCAAACGGCTACGCGACGCGGTGCACGTTTATCGACCTGACTCGCGATTCCGAAATCGAGATCCAGGTAACGGCGGCAACGGCGGGAAGTACGTTTTCGATTCTTTTGGACGCGAGGGCTTTCGCGTCTAATCCGTTCGGCGGAACGGGAGGAAGTTTTGTTAGGTGTCAGCATAACCCGGCAACCTTCGTCGGGCTTCGCGATCCAGCCGGCTATGTCTACACGGGAACCGTAACGGACCCCGGAACGACAAACGTTGCCTATCTGGTGAAGTATCGATACACGGCGGGCTCCTGGTTCGCGTCTTTTCGGGTTGGTGGCGTCGTTGCGTTTTCAGACGTGGCCGTCCCTCAGTTCTCGCTGGAGAACAGCGTTTTCTATCACGGAGTCTCAGGCACAAACGACGCCAAGCTTTTGAGCCGTTACTACATGAAACTCACTTACACGGGTTAGCAGCATGGCGGAACGCGTGCTCTGCACTGTGAGGGATGGCGAGTTTGCGTGCTCTCGGTGCGGGCATCCGCTCTACCCGGGAGTCGGCCGGGTGTGTCCCGGCCCCCGGCCCGGCCTGGGCGACATGGTCGCGGCCGGCCTGTCGGCGGTCGGCATCACGCCCGAGCGGGTCTCCGCCGTGATCGGCGGCCCCTGCGGGTGTGAGGAGCGGAAAGAGGCCCTGAACGACTGGGGGCGTGACCACCTGGGCATAGGTTGACTCGCCCGGCCGGCCCGCGAGACTCGTCGGAGCATCGGCACGGAGGCTGAATGTCACTCGCGGATCGAGTCGCGGAGCGGGCCAGGGCGAAGCCGGTCCGCCAGACCGGGTTCTTCTCGCGGCTCTCGCCCGAGCACCAGGCCGAGCTCCTCGAGGTCCGTCGCCGGTTCCAGGCCGGGGGCCTCGGGTCGGCGTCGGCCCTGGCGGACCTGCTGATCGAGGAGGCGGCCGCCGACGGGATCGAGCTCTGCGGACCCCAGGGGCTACGCGTATGGCTCGCGCGGCGCGATTAGCCGACAGGGTCGCCGGCAAGGCCGCCGCGAAGGCGGCCGGGGGCGACGGCCTGACGATCGAGGAAGTCACCCAGAAGACCGCCGGCGATGCCGTGGAGGCCCGCAGCGTCTCGCGGACGATCCGCACGGTCGAGGATCTCCTCGCCCACATCGAAGCCGACCTGACGCGGTTCGAGGTCGCGGCGTCGGAGGCGACGGCGTGGGAAGGCCTCACCGCGGACCGCGAGACGGGCCAGCCGGTCGTGACCGAGCTCTTTCGCGTCTTCGTCCGGCTGCGGCCGAAGGCCGGGCCGAGCGTGGCCGAGGCGGTCGAGGCGATGATCGTCGCCGCCGGGGGCGGGCTGCGTGTTCGCGATTCGCGAATCGCGAAGGTCCGCGGCGATCGCCCCTGGGCCGTGCTGGTCGTGGCCGACACCCACTTCGGGAAATACGCCTGGGGCCGCTCGACCGGCGAGGCCGACTACGACCTCGACATCGCGGCCCGGCTCGTCCGCGAGGCCTCGGCCGAGCTGCTCGACGCGGCCACCGCGTACGCCCCCGGCCGGATCACCGTCGCCGGCCTTGGCGACCTGTTCCACTACGATACGCCGGGCGGCACGACGACCAGCGGCACGCCCCTGGAGCGGGACGGCCGGCTTCAGAAGATGATCAGCGTCGGCACCGACGCCCTGGTCGGCGTGATCGACACGGCGGCCGAGGTCGCGCCGGCCGACGTGCTGGTCGTGAACGGGAACCACGACGAGACCCTGACCTGGGCCTTCCACCGGATCGCGGTCGAGCGCTACGCCCGATCGAAGCGGGTGACGGTCGACGGAACCTACACGCCGCGGAAGTACCTGACGCACGGGGCGAACCTGCTCGGGTTCGTTCACGGCCACCGGGCGAAGCGGCGGCTACCGCAGCTTATGGCCCACGAGGCGGCCGCGGCGTGGGCCATGAGCCCCTACCGTGAGGTCCACACCGGGCACCTCCACCACCAGGCGGCCGAGTGGCAGCGGCCGATCGAGACGATCGACGGCGTCCTCGTGCGGATCGCCCCGAGCCTCGGGCCGGCGGACGACTGGCACGCGGCGAGCGGCTTCGTCGGGGCCCGGCGGGCCATGGAACTGTTCATCTACGATCCGGCCGGCGGGCTGCGGGCGATGCACGTCGCCGGCCCCCGGCTGGAACTGGGGAGGCTGGCATGATAAGGATCGTCGGACTCGCGGGCCGGATCGGGGCCGGGAAGACCCTCGCGGCGTCGATGGTGCCAGCGGCGTACCCGCTCCAGTGGGCGGACCCGATCTACCGGGGCCTCTCCGCGATGCTCGACATCCCGGGCGAGGTCCTCCGGGACCGCACCCAGAAGGAACGCGCGGTCGGCGTCGGCGGGATCGACGTGGTCCCCCGCGACCTGCTTCGGACGCTCGGCACCGAGTGGGGCCGCGAGCTCGTCCACCCCGACATCTGGGTCCGGCTCACGATGCGGCGGATCGAGACCCTACACGAGACGGTCGAGGCGACGACGTTCGCGATCTGCGGGACCAGATTCCCGAACGAGGTCGAGGCGATCCGCGAGCGGGGCGGGGAGGTCTGGTGGATCGACCGCCCCGGCCTCGACGCCGGCCAACACACGAGCGACAGGCAGATCGGCCCGGACGACTGCGACCGCGTGATCGTCAACACCGCCGGCCCCGACGAGCTGCGGGCCGCGGTGCTCGCGGCTTGGCGGTCCTACATCTGGCAGACGGAGGCACCATGTCCGGCCCGCTGATCGCCATCACCGGCCTGATCTACGCCTACGTTTCCTTCGACCTGGCCTACCACGGGAAGCCGGGGCTCGCGATCGCATACGCCGGGTACGCGTTCGCGAATATCGGCCTCTATCTCGCCGCCACGAGGTGACCCATGGTCGATGGACTGACGCCCG